CATCAACAATCCGCCACCGGCTCTTCGAGCCAAGCTACTTCAATGGTTCGGCCCTGAAAGCCCTTGGAACTACCTGTTCAATGGTTGGATCACCACGAAGGAACTGCTCATCTACATGGACGAGTTCCAGCGGGACAGCATAACCATCGCTCGCATACAGCCCGGCTATTATCACATTCATTCCGGTCCTGGCGGAGTTCCCGTCTCCCGCGCGTATGTGGCCTCTCTCCCACCCGCATGGTTCGGGCTCACGCCCGATTTCTTTTCCGATTCAGCCTTGCGCACCGCTGCATTGGGCATGCACATCGGCGACTATGCGCGCGAACTTGCCACCGCTCGCCACTGTGCTCCCTACGCCGTGGCCGAGAAACAAATGCACCACCTGATCACCGCCGGAATTCAACCGCCTCCTCCTGGTGCCCTACGCCATAAGCATCCCATCCATTACGCGCTGCGCAATCAAAACCGGCAAAAGGCTTCCATGCTTTTGGCAGGCCAACGTTGGTACGGCCTTTGGGTTTCCGACTCCTCACGTGACTATCTAAAGCACACCCCTGGGGTCGCCGATCCCGTCGACAGATTCAATCCACGTTGGGAGGCTAAAGATATCACCCGGTACAAGGGCTCCGCTGCCCCAGCATCTTCAGCCCCCTCCAGCCCGGCTCCCGTATGGTTTGCTGACGACGCTCTGCATCATCTTTCTCCTAGCACTGTGGGTTCTTGGTTCGACCTGCATCCCACGTTACGTTGCGTGGTTGCCACCATTGTCGTTCCTCCAGAGACCGCTTTCGGATTCCCTGCGCTCACGCCCGACTTGTACAATTTCGAACGTCGCGGTGACAACCTCATATACATCCCGGAAAATGATGACGGCGGCCACTACGTTCAACCATATGACGCACATAAATGGCTCACTGCAAGTCGGCTAATAACGCCGGACTCTGAGTGTCTTCACGTTGGCATGATTCACCAACAGTATGCCCACGCCTTGATCGTCATATCGCGCCCTGAGCTCATCGTGGAAAAGTATCGTGTCATGGACATGCCCAAACTGACAGAGATCGCTTGGTACGCGCACCCTACGTCCAAGCGTTTTGAACGTCTCACCACGACCTCCTTGCTCCATTCGCTAGTCTCTTACGCTGCCCGTGTGTCTGCTACCAATCAGCGAGATCTGTACTCTAAGGTCGCCGCCCACGCCTCTAGCACCTACGGTCAGACCAATCAGACCCAGATCCGAGCTGCCGTAATGCATGCCACCGCTTCCCGAATGATCGACTTCCGAATCTCCCCGAGTCGGTGGGACACCTTCTGTTTGCGGATCTCCTACTACATATCGTTGCCCCTTTACACATGGAGTTGGCTCATGCATTCTGTCAATTCCCGGTTCTTCGGTGCCCGATACGACGTCCCCAACATCTGGGACGTGGAGACCAAACATCTCGTGTCACACCCGTCAGACAGCACTCTACCCGGCCTTTTGGCGCCAGTTTGCAACGCTCGAGACGTGCCTTTCTGGTACGTCCCACCTAGTGCTACAACTGCTGCCAGGCTCGCCGTCTTCAATTCAACCGCTGTTCTGTGGGTTCTGGTCAAATTGATTTTTCTGCTAGCCTACAAGACGTTCCACATCTGGTTTCCTCGGGTTCCTTGGTTGGCAAACCACATCACGTACATCCTCAACCTGAGTTGGCACGAAACCCCGGTAGGCCTATGTTTCCTACTCATCGGCGTCTGGCTTGGCCTACGCGGACCGCGCCTCCGGTTCTATCCCTTCCACTTACCAGTGTGGGCCTTCCTTCGACGAACGTCCGCGTGTCTTTTCTTCCTTCCATGCGCGGGCCTTCGAGTCCCGGCAGGCGCCAGCACGTTCTACCAACTAGTCTTCATGTTCGCCTTCCTCTTCCATGAGTGGCCCCGTATGTGGCCGCCGTACTACTTCCACGAAAAGATCGCTACCCGCGCCAACGTCTTGGTCCACTTTCGAGCCACCTTTTG